GTTATTGTTAGACTTGGTGATAAAATTCAGAGACTATCTAGCGTCTCTAAAAATGGTGTGACTTTAGTCAATAATGAGTCACTTAGAGATACATTAATTGACTTGCATAATTATGCCGCTATGGCGATTATGTTGATGGATGAGACGACTGAAAAAAAATTTGAGTGAACTTTGGTTTGGGTGGTATCAAAAAAAAATTGAAATACTTTTTTGGTTGTAAGGTATTGGTAAATCATTCCAGTTCTTCGGTATCAATCATGTCTTCCATCAACCAGCAGCTTAGCCTCTTTGTGCCCTATATGTTTCCGAATATCACGGAGGCCCGTGTCTCCGCGGTCTTCTCTGCCCTACTTCTTGGTGAAGTCCATCATGTGGACTTTATCCCCAAGACGGACAAGAACGGAAAGAGTTACAACGCGGCTTACATCCACTTTGCCTTCTGGCACGAGTCCGACACCGCGGCCCGCTTCCAGGAGCGCGTCACGAACCCTGGGAAGGAGGCTCGGCTTGTCTACGACGAGCCTTGGTTCTGGATCGTCCTTGAGAACACGGCCGTCAAGAGCTACAAGGCCGAAGAGACTGAGCTTGTTTCGTCCGACTACGCCTCCATGCTTGAGGGCAAGCTCGCGGCCGTAGAGAAGCGCCTTGAGGAGCTAGAGGAGTCTTCTTGGGAGCGCATCGCCGAGCTTGAAGAGCGCGTTGCCGACTTGGAGCAGGACGCTCAAGACGAGCTCATGCACGCGCTCGTGACCGAGGACGACTATGCTGACATGCCAGCGCTTGTGGAGATGTAAAAGGTAAGTCAAGTAAAAAAATAGAAAACATAAAAAGGCATCATGTACATTTGTATATTTTGTTTTTTTTGTTTTTTTTGTTTTTTTTGTTTTTTTTGTTTTATTCTTTTTGTTTGTGTTTTTTAAAGTTTTGAAAAAAATTGATTCACTTATTATTATTCAAATTATTGCATCAATACAGAACGATGTCCGAGAACAACTGTCACATTAGCGAGTATTATTCGTTATATATTCCTGCAATTGGAAATATGACTCAAAAACAAATTTCACGGGTTTTTTGGGAGAAATACGTTGGTATTGTAAGTCGTGTTGATTATTTTAAAAATTCATCGGGTATGCAGTGTGCTTTTGTACACTTTGAATCTGTATATAGTAATAGTATTGTTGATACTATCTCTAATGAAATACTTAGTCATGGAAGTTATCAGCTTTGGTTTAATGACCGCGAATATTTAATTTTGAGGTCGATGAATTGCAAAAAGATTCCCGAGACGCATTTAAACATTCATCAGATTGTTGAAAAGCTTGAAGAGTCTAATGAAGTCATTTTAAATCTGGAAAATCGCATTTTAAAGCTGGAGGAAATTATTTTGGAACAGAATAAGGAAATAAGAGATCACCGAATGTTTTTGGAAGGGCCTGTAATGGAGCAAATTGTAACCTCGTTGGTTGGACCTAGATGGACGCAGGAGGATGATGTTGATGCAACGTCGCCGATTTTTGTATCTTACAATGAGTCAAAGGTTGACGATGATAGTAGTAGTATTTTTGAGACAATGTAGTTTTTAAATTTGTAATTTACAATTATATTTTAACTAAAAAATTTTTTTCTAGTTAAATAGATAATTTAATATTATTTTATATTATAATGAGCTTTGATTTAAACATTGAAAATTATAAAAAGGGTGAATTAGAAGAAATATTTAACTTGAAACCAGGAAACTATGATTCAAATATGATTGAAGAGAAATGCGCGCAATTAAGAGATAATGTTTCTTCTGACAAAAGCATTGAGAAAAATATTCGCACGAAAACTGTTATATTTTTAGATGAAGCGAAGCGGGTTTTGGCTTCTCAGTTAAATTCTTCACAAATCGTCCAAAAATTGGCAAATGCCTATAATATGAATCCCAATTTAGTTGATAGTGCGGTTACTGATGCTGGAAGTACATTTATTATTAATAAACCCCAAAAGAGTTTTGCCAATTCTTATCCAGGAGAATTTTTTCCTGGTGTCATTAATCCTTTGAAAAAAAGAACTACCAAACAAAACTTAAATATTGATACTCGCTTCCGAGATAATTATTACACTTCATCCTCATCTAATTTTCATTTTGATTTGCCCATTAAATTCTCAAGCGTTTATCAAATGCAATTGGCGGCATTTGAAATGCCGTTTAGTTATTTCAATATTTCAAAACAACGCGGTAATAACTTTTTTTCTATTAAAAAAGAATCAACTGGAATCAATTATATTATTACCGTTCCTGATGGAAATTACACACCTGCATCTCTTGTATTATATTTGAATAATTATTGCACGGTCACTGTTACCGCATTGAATTTCGTTCAATTTATTTACAATATTGATGGAACGGGAAGTGGTAGCGGTCAACTCATTGTGGGAGTAACTACAGGAAATGAAGGGGTATATTTTACTTTGAATTTTCAAAATGATATTAATGGAAACCCTGACACAACAAATCCATTGCCTTTGAAACTGGGTTGGTTACTTGGTTTTAGAGATGGTATTTATTCTGGAAATATTAACTATGTTGGCGAAGGTTTAGTTGATTTAACTGGTTCAAAATATTTATATCTAGTGGTTGATGATCACAACAATAATGTAAATAACGGATTTTATAGTGCATTCAACTCTTCAATTTTAAATAACAATATTTTGGCACGTATTTCAACGCAACCCACTGCATTTGGTTCAGTTAATCAGAATAGTTTAGCACTAATAACTACTCCTAGGCAGTATTTTGGTCCAGTAGATATACAAAAATTGAATATACAACTATTGGATGAGTATGGTCGCATTATTGAATTGAACAACATGGATTACAGTTTTTGTTTAACCTTTACTTGTGCATACGAGTAGATTAGGGTTAGGGTTAATAATATTTACCAGTTGTTTGAAATGTTGATATAAAAATTACTTAGCGTCTTCTTCTGCGGATAGTTTTTTTGTTCTTGCGCGTATGTTTACGTTTATATGTTTTTCTTCTGGATTTTCCACCTGAATTTGTAAGTTGTGGAGCTTGAGAACCATTTTCCAATCTAGCCATATTACCATTAACTCCAGCTTCAATTCTTCCAGCAATTTTATCAATTGCTAATTCAACACTAACAGGAGCACCAATTGCTAATGTAGCAGCACCTACAAGCATTGAGATAGATGTTGGGTCTCCAGACATCGCGCCCAAAACTGCATTAACTAAGTTGTTGTAAAAAATACAAACAGGATTTTGAAGAATTCCCCATAATCTATTTTGAAGGAATGCACACTCTCCGCTTAACATAGTCGTAATTCCTGCAGCAAAAATTCCTGCATTTGGGCTTTGGGTTGCTAGAGTCATTAATCCTGCCAATATTAAGTATATAACTAGTTTGATTCTGCCTCTTGTAACAAGTTGTCCACCTCTTAATTTTCTTCTTCTGCGTTTTCCACCAGATGAAGGGCATGGTTCTTCGGTTATTTCTTTTAAAGACTCCATAATATGGTCTTCAGGATTTCCTGCATCTAAATCTTGCAAGATTTTTAAAAACTTTGCGTCATTAAAGTTACCGCACTCTGACATTTATATATTACTTTAATATATTTTCTAAATTTATAAAGTTTAGTGTTAGGGTTAGTCAAATTTACCAGTTGCTTGAAATTTCAGCCAAGACTTTGGTGCTTTTTTTGTTCCGCCATCATAGCTTATAGCATAATGATTATCTAGTAACCATTTGTTTAGATGGATATTGCCTAGATAAACGTCGGCTAAAACACGACCATACTTTTCTGTTTTAACATTTTTTAATACTACATCTTGATGTAATATTAACTTTTCTAATGCATGTTGTGCATTTTTTGCTGCAGTTTTTTCATCTTCGTCCTTTCCATGCATTTCTGGACTATCAATTCCATTGAGTCTCACAGGAAATCTGTATATGGGAGAGTTTGGATAGGGTAATGCTGATGCAATTGTAATAGTATCTCCGTCATAAACTTTGATTACATGTCCCGTTCCAAGTGGCGGAATAAATGGGACGGTATTTTTCCAATCATATTTTGGTTCTGGAATTAATCCAGAAAAGGATTCATCTGGTTTAGCGTCGGGTTCTCCTGGAAAGCAAGGACACAAATTTGAAATACATCTTGTTAGAAGTCGTCTCATCATAATAGTGCTTTTATATATTTATATTATTATATTTCAATTTAAATCAATTTTTAATTTCAGCTAATATAATATACACACATGTCAAGAACTTTATCAAATCCAACATTTTATAATTCTGGAAAACCAGCATTTGGAAACACTTTTGAAAGCAAATATTCTAGTGATTATTTAAGAAATAAAAAAGCCAAATTATTATATGCTAACAATTATAATAGTTTAAAAGTTACAGGTAGATTAGGAAGTCAAAATAATTACTTGTTGTATGGTCGTGCCGAGTTAATCCGAACTGTTGAGACATGCCCAACTATACCAGCATTTAACAAGGCCAATTTGGTCTCGGGATTATATACTACTGAAAATTTGGGTTCCAATTTAAATGGTCGTGTAAATGTTGTTACTGGAGTTGGATATACTGATGCGTCGTGCAACACTTATAGCGCAACTGCGGTAGATAAAACTATTATTTATCCAACAGTTGCAACAACGCCATTTTATTACAAGTATAAAATTGACCCATGTGGACTCTTATTTGGAAATACACCGTGTGGTTACGACAACTATGAAAAATTTCGCGTTTACAGCAAACCCGTTATTAATAATAGAGTATCATTGGCTGGGTGTAATCCCGTTTGTTTTAATAATGTTTGCAATACGGTTTGCGGAAATAAACTTTAATATTTTATAAAGAGCATATTGATGTCCATGATATAAAATATACGCATATAAAACAATACATTACAAACGATGCTTTGTTAATATACTCTTTTCGTTTAAAACTGGTTTCTTTTGGAGCTAAATAAATACAATTCCAGTTATTTCCATAGTCACTGTCGTCTTCATCATCTCTCTTATACCATATTTCTTCTTCATATATTACGCTCATAGTGGAGAATTTTTTACTTATATTTGGTTGTATTTCTTTTTTTTGTTTTAGGGGTTTCGTATTTAGGGGTGGGGGTGGTGGTGGTGGTTCAGAGTTTGTTGAGTCTGGGGTTGTTAGATTGCGGTTTTCTGGGCTTACTTGAGATTTTTTTTGAATTGTGGTTTCTTTTCCTATTTCTAAATCTACGAAATGTCCCCAGTCGTCTTCGTGCATTTGTGCGTTGAAATAATGTTAGATTATAATAATCTTTTTATGTTATAATCTAAATCAATTTTTTTGCTTTTTGAGATATATTGTTGCGATGATATTGGCGTGCTCTTACATAAGCTGCATACACGCCTTTTTTGCTAATTTTGCATGTATTCTTTTTGCAAA